TCTTCAACCACACAGAGCCTCTCGACGAGACAACCGGCTTGTTGGGAAACAGTGTCCTTCGACACTGAAACCGAACCACCGGTTACGCACAGCCTATGGTCCCATCGGACTTTTACATCCGAGAAGCGACCACAAAGGAGTGCGTCATCACCAACGACACGCCAACGCTTGGTACAGGCATAGCTGAGCCATGCGTTGTACAAGCAAAGGATAGGCCACGTGGGGCCGGCTCCCATCAATGGAGCACCGTTGGTCCCCCAGGTAGACCGGTCCATTTCTCGGACTACCAAAGGGCTCAGGGTTAACCTGAGGATGGTCTCGATACCCATTCCACGGACACCAGTCGCGTCGACGATACCAGTCACTAGTGACTGGACCACATCGCCCGGGACTAAGTCAGAGGCACGGGTAAGGTCAACACTCCGGATCCATTCTCCTTCATCAACCCCCCACGTAGGGCCGATGACATCTTCGAATGGATCAACTCTTGAATCTTGCCGAAGCAAGGACAAGAGCCAGGAGTTGAGCATGGATCCGAGGAACGCAACGCATGAAGGAAGGGGTGTTACCACCCGAACCTTCCCGCCGCGTTCTCGGACCACCACTCGCTTGACCTCGAGAGGTACTGTGCCACTCAAGTAGCCAGCTCGTTGACATTCGTGAATCGATGCAAAGAGAGCAAAGAGATGCTCTCGATGCAATTCCCAAATGTCGAGCGTATAGCCGAATTCCTCCGCATACCATGGTTCCCATAGGAACAATGACGTGGAAGGGTCGACGAGGCTACCTGAGTGCGAACCCGGGTGTTCTTCTAACCACCGGTCAACGTCTAGGACGGTGATTCCGGTGCAAAACGAAGAACAAATCCGGGCAAGAGTACGAACGTCTCCCAGTGGGAGTCGAAGGTTACGCAAGGAGTCTGCGTACTCTTTAACCTTCGACCGCCACCCTCCCTGCTTCCTTGTGGAGTCAGAACCTGAAGACGAACCGTAGCTCATCTTCAGGACTCCTGGTCTGAGACCATGAAGGAAACGGGCAGCGAAACGCGTTAAGCTCTTACGAGCCCAACGCGCCGTGGTCACCTCACGAGTGAGGTCTGCACG